ATACTTTCCGAGGACAGTCCAGATACCCACCCATGCAGTCACCAGAACACATACTTTGATTACCACAAGTTGCCCGTATTGTAAGGATGATTCTTTGCAGGTGTTGGGTAAAGTTGAGTTAATGAAGATGGTCATGAATTTACGCAAGCATATTATTGAGAGGTAGGCCATACCCAGAGTAGAATTAACGATAACTGTTGTGATGAATGAGGAAGATAGGGATAGCACAGTGACTGAAGAGAATCTGACTGAGTTACTTAGTTGGATGGAAGACAAGGCTAACAGCTGTGGTTACACTATCCATGATACTAACTGGGAGTATTTAGACTGAAAGAAGAATAAGATGGAAAAGCAAAATATCTATAAAATTCAGCTGTATAAGTATCAGAGAGTGAAAGGCTATACTGAGGAACTCATAATTACTGACTTTCAGCCTGCTAAGATTGATGGGTTTGGTGTAAGATTAGCTAACAAACAGCAAAGAAGGGAGGCTAAGAATGGCTAAGAGATATGAAGTTGAATTCGCAAAAGAATTCGAAGGGATGCTTTGTGTGGGAATTATGACTAACATGGGACATAGATGTGGTTATGTTGGAGTAGATAATACGCATCCACTGTTTGGATTTGAGTATAATAGCTCTCTTCCAAAAGAGCTGCTTCCTATGTGGGAGGAAATCAAAAACAAACCTTATGGAAAGAGAAACGTTATTGACATTTTTTGCTGTGATATAGATAATCCTAAAGTTGGGATTCTCTTTGATGTGCATGGAGGAATTACTTATTCAGGTTCAAGTGAAGATAAGTATCCGATAGAGTCTGACAAGAAGCTCTGGTTCTTTGGCTTTGACTGTAATCATGCAGATGATCGGTATGATCCAAAGAGTCAGCTTTATGTAGAAACTGAATGTTTAAGCCTAGCACAACAACTTTTAACTATTAATAAAGGAGGCTCAAATGAACAAGCAAGAAGTAGTGTACGGTAATCCGGCTGAGAAGAAACACAGTGTGAGGTACTTTGCTTTGGACAAAAACGCTCCAATGGAAAGTGTCTACGTTGCAAAGGAAACTTTTGGTGGTGAAAAGTATCCCAACAAAATCAAGATCACTGTTGAGGAGGCTTAACATGACTGCTGTGTATGACGAGCTTTACTGCATAATGCGGAATAAGCTGATTCCTGAAGCTGTCCATATAGCCAACACAAGGCATGGCTATAAAGAGAAAGGTCCGGCAGTCAAAGAAGAATTTGACTCAGACTGGAATTATACTTACCACCAGACTATGAACAGACTGGCCAAAGAGAGAGGTATTACATCATGACTAGAAGCGAAGCAGAAGAGTTGTTTATATCTGTCGTAATGAGTGGGGAGAGCGCAGCTATTGAGCTAACACTTCCTGAAACACAAGTATTTAGGGTTCTTGTGGGCAGATGTCTGAAAGAGATGGAAAAGAAGAACAGAACACTGTGGTTGAAGGCCAGGGACTTTGGTGTGGAGTGGAAAGAGCCGTATGCTATTATTAAGAAGCTGGATGCCAATCGGTATAAGCTTTTTAAGGTGGAGGAGAATGGCAAGATGACTCCGTTCGTTAAGGCTGGCACAACAGAGTAGTGTTAATTATTGACGTTACTCTAAAGAAAGGAGATTAGGATGAAGGCGAAGATTGTAAAGTTTAAAGATGGAATGTTCGGCGTTAGAAAACTTACGTTAATTGGCTATACTTTTGCAGACGTACGAAAAGGTGAGCATTTTTGGTGGTCATCTGCGTATAAAAGCGCAGAAAGATGCCATTGTGCAACAGTTGAGCAGGCCATACAGGTGATTGATAAATACTGTGACAACGGAGAGGTGGTGAAGAGATGAATAAGGAGATTATGAAAGCGGCTGGATTAGGAGATATGGTTGAGGAAGTCAGCAAAGGCAACTGCCCATTCTGCAAGAAGCCCATTGTGATGTCTATGTTCAGAGATGCACTCTCAGTTAAGGAGTTCAACATCTCTGGTATTTGTCAAACTTGCCAAGATGACTTCTTTGATGATAAGGAAGGATGATATGATTCGACTAACTCATCTTAGTACAACAAAAGAATTCACAGGACTGTTTGAAGTAACTGTTGTTGTAAATGATAAGGCTGAATATACCTATGTCCTCACTAGCCAATATGATGTAGATGAGTTCGAGAAGAAGTTGTGGAAACACCCAGGTAGTGCACTAAATTGGCTAAAGAAGGTAGCTATTGAGTGTATCAAGCGAAAATAAATATTGCAAACTTGGAAAATAGTTGTGGCTAGCTATAAAATTTTGTGGTATAGTTCTGGGTATGAAAATATGAACAAATTAATTTGTGGAAGGAGATGATGTCAGATGCCACACGTTCAAGCTAAACTCGATGACGCTACGTTCAAGGAAGTCAAAATTGACGCCATCACGAAAGACAAATCTATGGCGGAATACGTTAAGGATGCTGTGATCGAGCAACTTGAACGCAGTAAAAGCGGAAGCGTTGTTGAGGAAACTGTTAATCAACCTAAACTAAACTCTATTGAAGGAGAATAAAGATGGCTAAACACGAGAAAAAGTTGTACAAAGAAATCGTTGGAACTATTGTTAAGATTAAAGAGGCGGTTACTGGCAAGGAGATGTCCTTCGACTTCTCCAAACTGCCGAAAGAGATCCAGGAGAAACTGGGCCCGTTCGGTCTGAACCACAAACTGGGTGATGCGGCAGCGGGCTGCGCCGGCCAGGAAGCTGTGGATTCTATCCAGAAAGTCTGGGATGGCCTTAAAAGTGGCAACTGGGCTGTCCGGGCTGCAAAGGGCGAGAGTGTTTCGGTCTCTGCTATTAGCTCCGGTATTGACAAACTGCCTCCGGCGGAAAAGGCAGCTGCTACTGCCCTGCTGATCAAACTGGGCATCATCAAAGTTCCCGGCGCACCTGCGGCTCCTGCAGCTCCTGCTGCAAAGTAGTTCCAAACCAAATCTGGCTCTGTCTGGAGTAACGTCAATTAGTTACGTTACTCTAGCAGAGTCAGACTTTCTTGAAGGAGATTATTTATGACCCAATCTATTAGAGTTTCTCACTCTACAATCAGAACATTAGCTTCCTGTCCTAGAAAGGTGCTGTTTGAGAAGGAGCTAAGGTTATTCCCAGCCAACGGTTCTATTGCTATGAGATATGGCAGTGGCTTTCACGTCGGGATGGAGCATTACTACAAGAACAATAAGAATGTAGCTATTGCTATGGAAGCAGCAGCATCTTATTGGCAGACACCAACAATTCAAACCTACGAAGAAGACTACAGAAATCTTGAATCTCTCCTTACATCCATAGCGCTTTATCATGAACAGTATAAAACTGACAACGAAGTTGTTGCAGGTGTTCCTGAGAATAAACTTATTACTACTCTATCGTTAACAGATGACGAGAAAGTCGCTTACGGCGACATGGAAGTTCAATTCGTGGTAGTATTAGATTTATTGCTTGAAGTTGATGGTATGCAGTGGGTTGTTGATTTCAAGACTACTTCTGTTGATCTGGCCTATATGGCATCTAGAATGAGAAAGATGCCACAGTTGATGGGTTATCAATTTGTAGCTAAGGATGAGTTTCCTGATATTAATGGCTGTATGGTTTATTATCATCAATTGAAGGCATCTAAGAGCAGAAAGACTGGCCTTTACGGAGAAATGAAAACCGACTTCATGAAGTTCCCTATGATCTTCAGTAATAAGGATTACGCTGACTGGAGAAGGTATGTCATCTGGAATGCTTTCATCTACAAGTCAGCAATTAACGCTGGCTACCCACCTAATTACAATAGTTGTTATGAATTCAATCAGCACTGTCCTTACCTGCCACTGTGTGATTATCCCAGATGGGATATTGACAAGTTCATGGAGATGGATGGGTTTGTGGTTGTTCCTGATGAGAGGACTGCTAATGAAGCTAAGTGACGAGTCAGAAGAATTAGTTTTCTGGTTTATTTTTGTTGTTCTTTGGATTGTGTTAATAACAGTGATTTTTTCTGGGAGATAGAAGATGTTCATAACAATAACAATTATACTGACTATCCTAGCTTTACTAGGCGTAGTTCTTAACATTAAGAAAAACATTTGGTGCTTCTATATATGGCTGGTAACAAATGCATCTTGGGCTGTTATAGACTTTTATAAAGGTATTCCAGCTCAAGGTGTGCTGTTCTCAATATATACGTTGCTGGCTGTGTACGGAATCTATGAATGGAAGAAGAAAGGGTAATACTATGCGATTAGAAGATGAGAATAAAGCAGTAAAGTTTCTCAGCCAGCATGATCAAGTATTTGAGAAGGCCTGTGAAGATGCCTCTACGAAGGTTACTAGGTGGCAAGCTTCCAAATGGCTGATGCATAAAGGGATATCCTATAAGAAGATGAAAGGAGAATGCTGATGGAACTCAAAGCTACGTTAGATGTTAAGGGAAGTGAAACAAGATCTTGTGACCACTACGTGTTTGGTAAGCTTGGAAGTGCTGTAAGTGGTGGAGTGTATATTCAAAAGTGTATGAATGAGCCTCCAGATGAGCTGGTTATAACCTTTAAGAAAGTAGGTGACAATGATGCCAACTGCTAAACAGCTAAAAGAAGAACTTGTAAAAGCTATTACTGAGAACAAAAGTAAATCTACTTACGGTAAGAATGAACTAGTAGACCTAGTATTAGCTATATACGTTTTATTACTTGAAAAGGAGACTGACTAATGCCATCCGCTAAAGACGTATCAGTAAACACTGAGTATATAAAAGTAATGTCCGTTGGAGATCCTGGTACAGGTAAGTCCATTCTGGCATCTTCCTTTCCGACACCTGGGTTTGTGTTTGACTTTGCCAACAGCATCATTTCATACAAAGGCTTGGACTTTGACTATGAGCAGTATGAGCTTAGTCCTATTGGCTGGGTGAAGTTTGAGAAAGATATACTGCAAATGGTAAAAGCTGTTAAGGAAGGAAAGTACGTATCAGTTATTATTGATGACCTTTCTGCCATGACAGCTGTGTGCATGGAAAGAGCCCTTCAACTTGATTCAAAACGATCACCTACTGGTGGCCCAGTATGGAATATTCACTATTCAATGGTCAGAAATCTCATGGAAGGAAGGCTTAAGCAGATTATCAACATGAACTGTAATATCCACTTTATAGCTCATATTCATGTGATTCAAGATCAGGAAACAGGTAACATTACTGGAGTTGAGCCTATGCTGACTGGCGCGCTTCCCATTATCATTCCAGGTTACTTTGATGAAGTTTATTATCATACTACAAAAAGAGAAGGCGGAGAAACTAGGTGGCTTATCCAGACAGTGCCTATTGGGTATAATAAAGCTAGGTCACGAATGTCTGGAAAGTTGAGAACTTTACCTGATTTGC